ATTTGCACCTTATTGTTCTATACCAGAACCAGAGGCTGCTATGAACATCTGGCAAACTATGGAGATGATTCATAGTAGATCCTATACATATATCATTAAGAACATTTATTCTAATCCATCAGAAGTATTTGATACTATCATTACAGACGATAGGATTTTGAGGAGAGCATCAACTGTAACTCAAGCGTATGATGATTTCTTACAAGCAGCAGAACAGATAGGTAAAGTCGGGGTACTTAATAAGCGTGAACTTAAAAGACATCTTTATAGGGCGGTAGCTAATGTCAACATCTTGGAGGGTATTCGTTTTTATGTATCTTTTGCTTGCTCTTTTGCTTTCGGTGAACTCAAACTCATGGAGGGATCAGCAAAGATCATCTCCCTCATTGCACGAGATGAGAATCAACACCTTGCACTCACCCAAACAATAATTAATAAGTGGCAGAAGGGTGATGATCCTGAGATGTTAGAGATAATGAAAGAGGAAGAGAAATGGTTGTACCAAGCATTTGAGAATGCTGTTAATGAAGAGAAGAACTGGGCAGAGTATCTGTTCAAAGATGGTAGTATGATTGGATTGAATGAGAAACTTCTATCACAGTATGTTGAGTGGATTGCTAATAAGAGAATGAGAAGTCTTGGTTTAGATCCTATCTATGATATTGCTATTAGAGCAAACCCTTTACCTTGGACACAGCATTGGATTAGTTCTAAAGGTCTACAGGTAGCACCACAGGAGACTGAAGTAGAATCTTATATTGTTGGTGGCATCAAGCATGATGTTAAGAAGGATACATTCTCAGGATTCCAATTATGACTAAACCATATGATGACTCTAACTGGAGAGAGGAATACAAGAACTTTACCTCTAGTAAGTATGAATTAGATTTACTTGAGAATGGTCCTCATAGTTTATCTCAATCTTGGATGATGGGTGCATTACATAACAAGTGGAAGAAGATCAAAGGGTATAAAGATCCAGAACCGCCTGACTGTCAATCATCCTTTAGTGAATTTTCTAATAAATACAAGTAGTATAGAGTGTTAATTGTGGAAACTAAAGTATACGATACTATATTAGAGTACCTATTTGAGAATGATATAGCTGACCATTTAGATCATGCTCATGCTATAATGCATGACCTAGATCCAGAAGAAGTGGATTTCATTCTAGAGGAAAAAAAAGTTACTGAATGAACGACAAACATTATGGAGGGTATCCACCCTCACCTGTGAACATAAACGAATATTTAAATGAATGTGCTGATGTTATAAGGAACCATCAGATCGACATGGATGAAGAAGATATATTAAATTTACTACAGATAAAATATAGATGGCCAGAACCATCTATGAATATTCTTAACCAGTGTGGTGTTGTATCCACTGGTTTTTTTGATAAGGATAATTTTATAATTTATGAGAGGTGGAAAAGATTATATGATTATGGTTTTACTACACTACTAAGAAATGTTCTTGACCTAACAGGTCAACTAAGAGAGTTGAACGAAAAACTTTTACCACTAAGAGGATCAGATACTATTGCTAACTTTTATTTAAGTAAAGGTACTGAGACTAGAAGACCTAGTTATGATCCACACAACCATGATTATAATGTTATAGTAAAACCTATCTACGGATCATCTACTTGGGTAATTAATGGTCAGTCACAAAAGGCAACACCAGATTCTATAGTAATTGTACCAGCATTCTCACAACACTCTGTGATAGAGAGCACTGAACCTAGGTTATCATTGACACTAAATTTGACTGGATAAATAAGAAAAACGGATTGGAAATTATGAAATGGTTGAAGGAGGAGTTTACGAAAACCCCTGGTTATATGAGGCTAAACCTTTTACTTCTAATGACATTGGCAAGTTCTTCGGTTTTGTCTACAGGATTACTAATATACAAACTGGCAAACAATACATCGGTAGAAAATACTTCGTACAGAAACGGAAACCTAGAGGAGGTAAGAGAAGAGTTACATCGGAGTCTGACTGGAAGCGGTACTACGGAAGCTCTGATGAACTTAAACGAGACATTAAAGAGTTTGGTAAACTAGGATTCAAAAGAGAAATAATAAGTCTCCATACAACAGTAGGCAAGACAAATTTTGAAGAGACTAGACAGTTGTTTCTTAATAATGTCCTGACAGAAAGCTTGACGGATGGCACACCTGCCTACTATAATAGTAACATCCTAGGGCGGTATTATCGTAAGGATTACTTCGATGACCTATAAAATACTAAAATACCCTACTCCAGAGAATGTAAATCCTTCATTGTTTAAAGCAATAAAGGATGAAAATTTATCTATGGGTGTTGGACTCCCTCCAGAGTTTCCTTATCCTTGTCAAGGTGCTTATAAAACTTGGCACTTTATCACACATAATAGGGATAAAATAGAGGGTGCTGATACACTACTAACATGGATAGAAAAACAACTTCCTCAAGTTGCCTATGACTTTGCTGATGGTGGTAGGTATATAGGTGGTCTAGGTTATGAACCCAATGGATTTATCATTGATAGATGTTGGGGAATTTATTATCAGACTGCAGATAAGGTAGCAATGCATGATCATTTTCCTTTCTGTATGACCTTTGTATACTATGTAAACACTCCTAGTGGTTGTGCTCCTACTGTAGTAGAAAAGGAGGAAATATATCCAGAAGCAGGTCAATGTCTTTTTATCCCTGGACATGTCATGCATGGAGTACCAGAAACTAAAGAGTCTGGTAGATGTATTATTGCAGGGGATATATTATACACTTCACCAAAACCTAATGAAAATTTTTATAGATAGTGCTGATGTCCCAACCATTCTCAAGCACTTTGAGACTGGACTAATCGATGGTGTAACAACTAACCCAACTCTTATCAGGAAAGGTGGAAAGGATCCAGAAGATGTGTACCGTGAACTATCAATAGCAGGTATACCTGATGTTAGTATGGAAGTAGTTGAAGATATGACCTTTGAAGGTCAAAGACTTGCTGCTGAGTACAAGGATGTATGTACCGTTAAAGTTCCATGCACACCTGAGGGATTAAAAACTTGTAAAGAACTATCTGATAATGGTATCAGAGTTAATGTAACTCTTATCTTCTCACAAGCACAAGCAATTCTTGCTGCTAAGGCAGGTGCTGCTTATGTGTCACCGTTTGTAGGTAGAGTTGATGACAATTCATTCGGTGGTCTATGCTTAGTTAAGGATATTGCTAAGGTATTCAAAGAGCATATGGTAAGAACTGAAGTTCTAGCAGCATCTGTACGAGATGTAAGATCTGTAGGCAGAGCATTTGAATATGGTGCAGACATTGTTACTATGCCACCAACAGTTTTTGAGAAGATGTATAATCATATCCTTACTGATAAGGGATTAGAATTATTCCAAGCAGACTATGAAGCAGTGTTAGGTATAAACTCGTAGGCATTTATTTTTGTTAAGTAGGCCGCCTTTTTTGAGGATATCCTGACTAAATAGTGATAGAATTAAAGGGAAGAACATGACCTGATTCTTTATATCATGTAGTTAAGGTTACAGAGGTTAAAATGTCTAATCACAATATGATTTCATTCAATCAACTAGCAGAATGGACGGAATTCGATTCATCGCAAGATGAAAATCTAGTCAACGACTACTTTGATTGCTTGATCGAGTGTGATGACAATCAGCAAACATGTAAACGAGTCTGTAAAGACTTACTAATCACTAACACAAAAGCCTAAGTTTATTTTAATTCATTCAAATACATAACCCTTGACTGATTCAGTCAGGGGTCTTATAATGTCTAGATGATGTCACATATTGTAGACGATCTCTTTGATTTACAGTTCCTCTGTCAGATGGAGGAAGTTATATTAGAGATACCTATTCACACAACCAATACTGCAAACCCTAAGTCCTTTCCTATGGGACTGATAGGTAGTCACAGGTTATTTGGTACAGATATTTTTGTAAGGGAAGATATAAATCGTATTACTAAACTACATGAGGATGCTGAAATATTTTTTGATGCCTTTGATATAATTAAAAGAGAATTATTTGAAGTCAATCTTTATCTTAGAAGGATAGATTTAAATCTACAATACTTTGGGCAAAATGGAACACCACATGTTGATGGTGAGGGAATGACTGTAATGATTATGAACAATACTAAATGGGATCCAGATTGGGGTGGACAATTTCAACTAGTTGTAGATGGTAAAGTTATAGAAGAGATAGAATATAAACCAGGTAGAATTGTTTTGTTTGATGCTGGTATACCACACCGAGGTCTAGCACCCCTTAACAAATACGCTTATAGATATACTACAGTATACCGTGTGGTTATGGAAGATCTTGACAGGTTTTTCTAATACATTTATAATAGGTAAAAAATTTATGGTCACTGAAAAAGATTATTGGGAGGGCAACATGACTCAAGAAGAATTTGAAGAAAATCTGCCTAAGTATGGGTATGAATATACACCTCTATCACCAAAGGGAGATTCTATACCCAAACAGGTAGAGTATAAAGAGAAAGTTAAGCTAACATCACCTGATGAGAACCCTAAAGGTGAACCACAAACATGGCAGGGGTTTGGTTACCTAGCAGATACTGCACCTACCGATAGAATTATTAAGATGGCAGGTGCTCAGATTCCATGTGGCAC